ATATGTGTTTTTCGACATTCTTGGCTGGATTCATGTAGACGCCGCACTATGGCGTGCAAGCTGCACCATGGCGTGGATGCTGCATTGCGGCGAAATCACGGCCCCTGGGGGGGTGGTTCGGCTGGGGATGTGTGTAGTCCCGTCATGGCCAAAATACCAAGCGCGCGACGTTTCCATAGCCTGTCAAGACAAATACACAAAATCAAACTCAAATCCCGAGAAGCCCAAGCCACCCGGAAATCCAGACCGAGGCAAACCAAAAATCCCAAAAACCCCGGATTCCAATTTTTTGAACCGAGACCGCCGCCTCTGAACCAGGAAACACCAAGCCTCTTGAAAATACTTGACCGGGAAGCTATCCTGCCCATGGGGGCCTCCACCGGCTTCCACGGCGGGGTGTGGCTCTCCTTCCGATCTCCTCCCTAACGCACCCCGCCGACAAGGAGACTGTGTGCCTATGGCTGATCTGCCCAACCTGACCCGGAGATCACCGTCCATCCCGGACGTGCTCAACGGGGAGATCTTCAAAAGCGTGGGAAAGTATGCCCGTGGGGCGGTGCTTTACGCGTTCGAGAGCATTGGCGGGCCAACCGCGCTGGCGGAGTGGGCCGACAAAAACCAGACAGACTTCTACACCAAGCTGTTCCCGAAGATCATCACCCGCGAGGTCGAGGTCGGCGTCACGCGGAGCGTCGATGAGTTGATGGACGTGATCGACGCGGAGCCTGTGCCCCCCGCCGAGGTCGTGAACCCCTACGCCGGGGTGTTCGAGGACGAGGACGAGGACGAGGACGAGGACGAGGACGAGGACGAGGACTCCGACAGGGACGAAGATGAGTGATCGGCCAGAGTTGACCGCCGAGGAGGCCCGACTGGTCGAGCGCCTGCGGGCTTACCGAGTCGACCTGCCCCTTCATGCCACGCAGTGCTTCAAGCTGGTCACAAAAGGCTCGCAGTTGATGCCGATGGGTTTCAACAAGCCCCAGCAGTTCCTCCACGGCAAGCTGGAAGCGCAGTTGCGCGAGCACGGGCTGGTCCGGGCGATTGTGCTCAAGGGGCGCAAGCAGGGGGTGTCCACCTACATCGCCGCGAGGTTCTACTCCAAGACCCGGCTGTTCAAATACCGAAACGCGAAGGTCATGGCCCACGTGCAGGATAGCACCAACGCGCTGTTCAACATGGTCAAGACCTTCTACGACAACGACCCACTGCGTCTGCGCGCTGACACATCGAACGCCAAGCAGTTCACCTTCTCCAACGGGTCCAGCTACACCGTCGCCACCGCCGGTGGGTCGGGGGAGTCCGGGCGTGGGGACACTCCCACCCTGGCCCACTTGTCCGAGGTCGCGTTCTACAAGAACGCCTTGAAGAACTTCGCGGGGTTCGCCAACTCGGTGCCAATGGCAGCCGGGACCGAGGTCATCGTGGAGTCCACCGCGAACGGCGTTGGCAACGAGTTTCATCGCCGGTGGATGCGCGCCGAGGCAGGGCTGGCCGATGATGGGCAGGCGGGGTATATCCCGGTCTTCATCCCGTGGTTCATGTCTGGTGAGTATCGCCTGCCTGTGCCGTCTGGGTTCGCCCTGCGCACCGAACAGGAGGCCGAGGGGATGGCGTCCGAGCGCGACATCGCCGAGATGCACGGTCTCGATAACGCCCAGATGGCGTGGCGCAGATACATGCTCGAAGACCAGTTGGGGTCGCCTGGGATGTTCATGCAGGAGTATCCCTGCACCCCGTCCGAGGCGTTCCAGGCCACTGGGGTCGATGCGTTCATCAGTCCGGTGAAGGTCATGCGCGCCCGGCGCAGGCAGGACATCCAACCCGAAGGGCCACGGCTCATGGGGGTGGACCCGGCAGGCCAGGGCGGTGACAGGTTCTGCATCTCGATGCGCCAGGGCCACGTAGTGCTGTGGACACGGGGTCGGATCGGGGTCGAACCGCAGGAGGCGATCCACTGGGTCGCTGGCGTCATCCGCGCCGAGGCCCCGGACAGGGTGAACATCGACAACGGTGGTGGATGGGGGGCCTCCCTGCTCTCGGGACTGCGGGCGAATTACCCTGAGTATTCCGACATATGCTACCCCGTGGACTTTGGGGGCCGGTCACAGGCCAAGACGGTCAACCCACACCGGCCAGGGCCGCGCAATCGCCGGGCCGAGATGTATATGCGGATGCGCGACTGGTTCGAGATGCCTGAGGGCGTCGCCATTCCCGACGATGATCTGTTGCAGGAAGACCTGAGTGCCATCAGTGCGAAGATGTCCGGGCAGAGCACAGACACCCTCATCAACTCCAAGGACGACATCAGGAAGATGCTGGGGCGGTCCTGCGACGTGGCTGACAGCGTGGCCCTGACCTTCGCGCACCCAGACCGCTCCGTCTTGTCTGCGTTGACAGCTACGACGCGCGGTGCTACCGCTGAGTTTGTCGCAGGTGGGGCTGGGGGTCCGGCCTTTGCCCCCGACACTAGCCCCTGGGCTGCTGGGAGGTCTAGTGGCTACGACAGCGGTGGAGGGTGGATGCGTTGACAACACAGGTGATTGACTTGGGCGTGGTGGCGCGCACCAGAGCAGCCAAAGAACAGCACAACTCCATGGAGTGGCGGCCCCGCGACGTGTTGGTCGAGGCGCTGCACCAGATCGACACTGGCGAGATCGCGCCGACTACCTTGGCAGTGACGTGGCTCGAGTCACCGGTGGAAGGCGATGGGGTGCACCACGACTTTCTTCTTTCCGCCCCGGCAGAAACCGAGGAGATCTCGATCCTGAAAGCGCATTTCCTTGGTGAAGCGTTCCGCCGCGCTATGTGGGACACCGACCATGAGTAAGAGCCCCTACAACAGAACCGGCCAGCGGTTCCCGCTTCGTTACAGCGACGGCGGGGCATTCGTCGCCAAGGCACGCGAGATGTATCAGCGCGACGTGGACGCCGATCTGCACAACATAACGCCTGCTCGCGAGGACATTCAGTTTGTCATTGGCGATCAGTGGGAGGTCAATGCCAGGCAGCGCCGCGAGCGTCTGCACAAGCCCGTCCTGACGATTAACCGGCTGCCCGCCTTCGTGGCGCAGTATATCGGGGCCTGGTTGCAGTCTGACACGTCAATCAAGTTGGTTCCGTCACGCGGGGGGTCGAAGAAGATCGCCGAGATCAGGCAGGGGCTTGTCCGCACCATCATCAGGTCGCGGAGCGCCAAGCGCGCGCTGCATAAGGCGATGGAGACCGCCTACATCTGTGGGATCGGGAATTTCAAGGTCGATCTGGTGGACGCCAAGAACGACGTGTTCCTGCGCGACATTACGATCCAGCCACTGGACGACCCGTTCGCGGTGATCTGGGACCGGGCGTCCAGTGAGCCAACCGGGGCCGACGCGCAGCACTGCTTCGTCACCCGCTACATGACCCGTGAGGACTTCAAGGCAGCCTACCCCAAGGCCGCCGACAACGGTGGGTGGGTGGCGGACGAGTTGGACTCGACCGTGATGACCGGCCATGGCTGGGAAGCCGATGAGATGACCCGCGTTGTCGAGTTCTGGCAGATGCGGGAGGAGAAGATCACGGTCGGGCTTGAGGCTACCACTGGCGACGTGATCGACGTTACCGACATGCCTGACGACGAGCGCGTGATGGCTCTGGCTCTGGACGACGCTGGCAAGATGGTCATGCGTGATACCGTCAAGCCCTACGCCGAGTGCTACGTTCTCACCTCGACTGAGGTGTTGGAGGGGCCGTTCCGGCTCGACATCAGTCGTCTGCCGGTGTTCCGTGTGGAGGGCTGGACCTTGCAAGAGGCCAGTGTCCGGTTCCGCTGGGGCTTCGTGCGCAACGCCAAAGACCCACAGCGCCTGCACAACTATTGGCGCTCGATCCTCGCCGAAGAGTTGATGAAGTCCCCCGCGTCGAAGTGGCTGCTCGACAACAACAGCATGAAGGCAGGGACGGCTGACCAATTCCGCAACGCTCACCTCACCGGTGACAATGCCTTGTTCTGGGATTCCGCAGCAGGCGGGGTAAAACCGGAGTATATCCCGCCGCCGTCGATGAACGGCGCGGTGATGACCGAGGCGCAGTTGACGGTGCAGGACATCAAGGATGTGACCAACCGGCATGAGGCGTCGCTTGGGCAGCAGTCCAACGAGGTCTCGGGCAAGGCGATCACCGCTCGCCAGCGAATATCTGAACTTGGCGACATCATCTACATCGAGAACATGAACGCGGCGCTGGCCGAAGCGGGGCGCGTGATCAACGATCTGATCCCAGTCGTTTACGACACCAACCGGGTCGTGAAGATCACCGGCGACGACGACATCGAGTTGATTCAGGAGGTCAACGGCCAATTTTCGGACGCGACGCCGGACATCACGGTCGGGAAGTATGACCTGTCTTACACCACCGGCCCATCCTTCGCCACCAAGCGCCAGGAGTCGGTCGATGTGATGCTGACCTTGATGAACACCATGCCCCAGATCGGCAACGTCATCGCCGACATCATCATCCGCAACCTGGACATCCCTGGCGCGGACGAGATCGAAGAGCGCCTGGCGTCCCTGCTCCCGCCTGGCATGGTCAATCCGGATCGGCTTCCTGCCAGCCGCCGGGAGGCCGTTGCCAAGCAGCAGAAGGCCCAACAGCGACAGCAGCAGCAGGTGCAGCAGTTGCAACAGGCCCAGGCGCAGTTGCAGTTGCGCGAGCTGGAAGCCAAGATCAAGGAGTTGGAAGCCCGTGCCTTCAAGCAGGCCATGCAGGGTGGGCAGGCGCGATCCGACACTGGCGTGGCGGCGCAGAAGATTGGGGTGATGCAGTTCGATGCGGCTGTTGGCGCGGCGAAGGTCGAGATCGACGCGGCCATCGCGCAGAGGGACACCGAGTTCATGCTTGGCTTGCGGAGCGCGGTGGGCGCGGTCAGCCATCTTTCAGATCAGGCTGGAGATTCGCAGGATCAGCGGAGAGGCCCGCAGGATGGTCCTCCCGGCCCGCAAGACCAGCAAGACCAGCAAGACCAGCAAGACCAGCAAGACCAGCAAGATCAACCGGGACTACCTGGCGTGCAAGACGCCTCACTTCAATAACAGGAGTTTGACATGAAGAAATCTGACCCTCAAAGCAAAAACCGGAAGCCCATTCTGGCCAAGTTCGTCAAGCCCGGAACGCCGAACGCGACTTCGGCCAAGTTCGTCAAGCCCGGAACGCCGAACGCGACTTCGGCCAAGTTCATCAAAGCCCGGAAATCCAAGTCCTGAGTTTCCAAACCAGAGAGAGAGACACCATGGCCACTGACGACCTGGACAAGGACAGCGATCCGGAATTTTCCAACGACATGCGAAAAGAGATGGACACCGCTGCGTCCGAGGACGCCACCGAGGACGCCACCGAGGACGCCACCGAGGACGCCACCGAGGACGCCACCGAGGACGCTGGCGTGCACCACGACGTCCAGAAGTCCGGGAAAACCGCGCGCGAACGCATCGCTGAGTTGACGAAGCTACGGCGCGCGGCGGAAGCGTCGGCCTTCGAGGCTGAAATGCGCGCCGTCGAGTTGGAACGGAGACTGGCCGAGCGTGATACAGCAGCCCCGTCTGCCAAGCAGGCTCCCGACGCGAAGGACTTCACCTACGGCGAAGTGGACCCTGCCTATCTTGATGCCGTTGTCGAGTTCAAGGTGGGCGAACGTGAGCAAAGTATTCGCTCCGAAATCGAGAAGACCACGCGGGCAGAGACCGAAGCCCAGACCAAGGCGCGCTACACCGCCAAGCTCGAAGAAGTGATGGAGGCTGGCGAAAAGCGTTACAGGGGCTTCACCGAGCAGGTCAACAAGACCCCATTTCCACCGGACGTGGCATTCGCCATTCTCAACAGCGACGCCGCTGTTGACATCGCGCGGCATTTGAGCAACAATATCGCAGTTCTGCGCGAAATCACGCGCGCAACCCCAGTCGAGCGCGCCCGCATGATCGGGAAACTCGAAGGTCGGTTTTCGGTGGCTTCTGCCGTGAAGAAGACAAAGGCCCCTGAGCCTCTGGGTTCGCCAAATCGCAGGGCGGGCACGGCGGCGGAGGGGAAATACGGTCCTGATGACCAGGATGCGTTTGACAAAGCCTTCTTCCGATAGGAGTTACCCATGGCTATCACCGTTCCGCAGTCTCGACTGATCCTCAAAACGATCACTTCTGTGCTGCGCAATAACCTCGCCTCGTCTGATCTGATCGACTGGGAGGTTCATTCCGCCGAAATGAACGACCGCAACAATCTGACGGTTTCCGAGCAGGTTGAATCCGACTACGTGGTCACGCAAACGACCGGCGCGGTTCAGGATTTGAGCGCGGGCGTCCAGGACACCGTGTTCGGGTCGCAGACCTTCACGCTGAACCGGGTGTTCGGCCTGTCCCTCGGGGCGTCCGATCTTGAGTCCATCACCGATCTTGGGACTGCACGCAAGTCGCGGGCCTTGGCCAGCGGGATCGCCACCATGGCCGCGTCCATCGACGCACACGTGTTCGGTGTCGCTTCGAAAGCGTTCAACTACTCGACCGGCACGTGGGGCACTGGCCTCATTGATCCGGACGAGTTCGCCACCGCGCGCACTCGCTTGGCCGAAGCGTCGGTCGAATCCGATGCGGGCCTGACGGGTGTCATCACTCATGCCGACAAGCAGAAGCTGGCGAAGTTCATCTACAACGACGCGGCGCTGACCTCTGAGAGCTCGCGGGCCATGCGCCAGGGCTTCTCCGGGACGTTGAGTGGCATTCCGATGAAGGCGTCCAACCAGCTTGGCCGGATTACCACTGGCACCCGCACCAACGGCACTGTTGCTGGCGCGGCGCAGAACGTCAACTACTCGGCGGTCGCCGACTCGGGGTCCAACGCGGGCTTCTACCTCACCCAGACGCTTGCTCTTGCAGGTTTGGGTGCCGCAGGCACCGTCAAGGCTGGCGAAGTGTTCTCCATCGCCGGTGTCGTGGCCTACGACCCGCACGTCGCGGGCAACCGCCCGTTCGACCAGCAGTTCGTGGTGCTGGCTGACGCGACGGCTGATGGTGCAGGTGCCGCAACCGTGACCATCTTCCCGGCCATCGTCGTCCCGACGCCTGGTGCAACGACCGGCGACACTGCGGTCAATACCGCTCATGCGACCTGCAACGCGGCTCCGGCCAACGGTGCAGTCGTGACCTTCCTTGGGGCGGCCAGCACCTCCTACACTCCGCGTGTGCTGTGGAAGCGGGAGGCCATCGTGGCCCACTCGGCTCCGCTGATCCTTCCCTTCACGGGACAGGGTTTCCGGCGCAGTCTGGCGGATGCCCAAGTGGACTCGAACACCGGGGCGGCTGCGCCGCTGATGCCACGGGTCTGGCTCTATTCGGACGGGAACACCGGTATCCACCGTGCCCGCATCGACGTGTTTGTCGAAGCCCAGGTGCGCAACCGCTGGCAAGGCGTCCGGTTCTTCGGGGCCTGATCCGGCAAGCCTCGTGAGGTAACTCCCCGCCCTGTAACCGGGGCGGGGTTTTTCTTGACGAAAAGCGCGGCTCGTGTCAAACCAAGGCAGCTTCACAGGAGGAAGCAATGGCTTACGAATACAAAGAATTTCCCAAAGCGGTTTATGGCCCCGGCGGCAAGTCGATGACCATTGACCGAGAGGACGCCCGACCTGATGGGTGGGCCGACCATCCCGATCTCCTGGTGGACGCGGCCAAGACGGCGGCGGCCAAGGCAGATGACACCGCGAGGGACGACGAGCAGAAGCTGCGCAAGGGCTACCGCGACTTTCTGGACCTGCACCAGGTGAAGTATGCCGGAAATCTGGCAACCCCCAAACTGGCCGACCTCGTGGCGCAGCTTGAAGCGCATCTCGCAAAGCAGGTGCCTGATGGCAACGGCAAGTGAGGTCATAACGCTCGCTTACCGCGAAGCGAACTTCAAGAACAGCGTCGGTGTTCTGACTGCTGAGGAGTCCTCTGAGGGCTTGATGCTGCTGCAATCCGTCGTGGACAGCTTCTTCGGCCTCGTGGTTGGCACCAAGCTGCTGCCGTGGTTTGTCCCAAGCCCGCAGAAGACTGCCGGGGCCGCCGCGAACTACCCCGCTCTTCCGGGAGACCACAGCGCGTCCTCGCATCAATCTGTGATGCTCCCGCCGTCCAACGTCCGGCTGATGATGAAGAACTCCGCGCCCGTGACGGTCTGGTTTCAATACCAGCCCGAGGACGGTGCGGTAATGGAGTATGTGGACACCGGGCATGAGGCCGACGTGACTCTGGACGCCAACGGCGCGTTGTTTGGTCTGACCGGCTCGACGGAGACGGTAGACATCACCGCGCTGTTCCCGACCGGGCGGAACACCCCACGCCGTTGGGTCTACCGGGCGGACTACGGCTCATGGCTTGAGATCACCGCGCTTGGTCTCACCAGCGTATTGCCTTTCCCCTCGGCATTTGATGACTACTTCGTCACGTCGCTGGCGGTGCGGTTGGCGCCTCGGTTCGGGGCTGACCCTCGCCAGATCACGCTCCTGCGCTTCAATCAGATGGAGGTGTTCCTGCGTGGCCAGTATCTCCAATCCAAGGAGGTTCTGGTCGGCACCGGGGGCACCCCGTCGTTGCAATCCTACAGGGCAGGGTTCGAGTCCGGCTCGTTTGACACCGGGGGTATGCTCTGATGGCACGTCGGCGGCACGTTGACTACCCTCGCGTCGTCTATGGCCCTCACGGGGCCAGCTTGACGATCAGTGGGCCTTCTGAATGGCCACAGGGATGGGCAGCTACTCCGACGCGGGACGCACCGGCCACTGTGACAGTGGCAGTGGAGATTCCGCACTCCCGTGCCACCATGAAGCGGATGCTTCGGGAGCGTGGCATCGGGTTTGACGAAAGCGCTGCGGACAGTGCGCTCTACGACAGGTTGCAGCATGGTTGACGTCCCGCTGTCCTTTGACTCCCAAGAACGCGTCTTCGCGGGGCTTCCTGCGGTCGTGCTCAAGAACAGGTTTTTCGAGCAAACCTTGACGCAGATGAAGGGCGGCGCGATGCTTGCCCGCCCCGGAACCTATGACCTCGGTTCCTTCGGGACTGGCCCGATGCGCGCGTTCTTCTCGTTGCCAGGTCTGTTCGGTGGCGCGCTGTTCTTCGTGTCAGGGAACGCGGCTTTCCGCCGGGAAGTGGACGGCTCGACCGTGGCTCTGGCGGGTATTGTGTTCGGGTCTGGGAGCGTCTCCATGACCGGAGTTGGCGGAGCCGGGTTCGAGCGCTTGTTCTTTGCGGACGGCACTTTGTTGCAGGTCTATCAGGGGGGAACCCATGCCTCTGGCGTGCTGACTTCTACCGTGCAGGTCACTGAGGGTGATACGATCCACATTGGCGAGACATACTACCGCTGGACGGCGACGGTTGGTATTGGCGGCGGGATCGTCTCGGACCCTTGGGACGTTCTGATCGGGGTAGACCTTGCAGAGTCTCTCGCCAACATGGTTGCGGCGATCAGCTTCTCTGGCATCTCGGGAACGACCTATTCTGCGAACCTTGGTGGGCAAAACACCGAGGTAACAGCGGTGGCAGACGCGACGACGATGACCGCAACTGCGAAAGTCGATCTGGCTGCGGGGAATCTGATCGTTTCGGAAGTCATCACGGGGGTAGCATTGGCTTGGGCTGCCACGACGCTGCTTGGTGGGGGCACTCACGCGCTCTCTGGGGTCTCCATGCCGGATGGCCTACCTCCTGCCGCTGTGACGACGCTGAAAAGCTACATCCTCATCGCGGTGGGGCGTTCTGACAGGTTCTACTGGCTGAGCCCCGGTGAATTGGTTATTGACCCTCTGAACTTCGCCACGGCTGAAAGTCAGCCCGACGACGTGGTATTCGTGACCACGGTCGGTGACAACGCTTGGTTTGTTGGTGAGGATTCCACCGAAGTCTGGTATGCAACGGGCAACAGTGCTGTGCCTTTCGCGCCTGTCAGCGGGCGGGTCTATGACCGGGGAGCAATCGAGGGCACTGTCGCCAACGTCAAGGGAACGGTCGTGCTTGTCGGTAACGATTTTGTCGTTTACGCTATCGCGGGGAGCGCCACGCGGATTTCGACGCATGGGGTCGAGGAAATGATCCGGCTTGCCTTGGAGGCAGAATAATGGCGATTCTCTATGTCTGCGGATTTGACCACTATGGGCCAGCGGCTGGGTCTCTTGACCCGGTAACGGACATTTTCAGTATCGGGGACAACTTGCTTCTCGGGGACGGGTGGTCTGTTCTTCCGCGCATTACAGCTACGCTTTCGACTTCTGCTGGTCTGTATGCCATTGAGACTCCTTCTTGGGGTGCCCGGTCGGGGGACTACGCTTTGATGAACAAGGGGGCTATCGGCTTGGCAGGGGCGGGCACGATTTATCGCAACGGCGAAGAATCCCTGCACATGAACATCCCCGGCGGCACACAAGCTGTGCGGCTGATCCACTTCGCGTTCTCCATTGACGAAATTCCGACTTTCGACCGCATGTCTGGCTACATCTGCCACTTCATGGACACGAACTCCTTGATCCGGGCGTCTCTCCACGTCACGCCGTCCGGGCGGTTGCAGCTTGTGGACGGTGCTCCTTTGTCGGCGAACCAGACCGGAAGTGGTGGCGCACGACCGAATGTCCTTCTCACGTCCAGCGCTCCGGTCATCGAGGCACGGACGTGGTATTACATCTCGATCCAGATCACGACCAACGGGGCAGACCCGCTTGCCGCAGTCACCGTCTACCTGGGGGAGATCGTCTTGGGAAACAAGGTGCTGGAAGGCACCGGCTTGGCCTTCACCGACACCGACGCAAACCCAGCACTCAACAACAATATCGACGTGCTGGGCTTCCTTCCTGCGTCGTGGGGGTCATCAATCGGGACCAAGAACCCCACTACCTGCGCTCTGCGCGACATCGTGATCTGCGACACCTCGGGAACTCAGAACAACTCGCTTCTTGGGCAAGCGTTTGTCTCAGCACAAGAGATGCGGATGGAAGACGTGGGCAGCGGATGGGAAGTCAACCATCGCCAGCGCATTGGCGATGGGGTGCTCGACCTGAATACCCACAGCACGGGGTTGCGCGCGGCGGACGCTGCGGCGCTTGAGATCGGGGCATCCGACTTCACCTTTGAGTCTGGGGTGCGGTTCCACTCGCTTCCTGGTGCTGCGGAAGTCAGGAACATCATTGCCAAGTGGCGTGACGACGACAACAACCGGTCTTGGCGGCTGGCCTACTACGGATCGGACAGCACGCTCCGGTGGGAGGTATCGACCGACGGGATCACGGTTACGACCGTGAAGAGCCTGCCATGGACTCCGATCCTCGACCGCTGGCACGAGGTCGCCGTGGTTCGCTCGGCGGGGCAGACTCTGCTGTTCATCGACGGGTTCCAGCTTGGCGTCCCGGTGGCTGACGCGAACACCTACTTCGACAGTGTTGCCCCTCTCGGGGTGGGTGCCCGGTTCAACGCCACTTCGACGCTGGTGACAGCCGAGGTGTTCAAGGGGTGGATGGACGAGACTCGGCTCACCATTGGGGTCGCGCGCTACACTGCCGACTATACCCCGGCAACCACGAAATTCGGGCGCAACGCAACCGACGATCCGAGTTTCGCCAGTGTGGTTCTGCTGCTTGGCTACGACGGGCTCAGCACCGCTGACGAGTCGTCGTTCGGGCGCACGATGAGCACAACCTCTCCGGCTGCCGCGGCGATCCTGCCTGACGACGGCACCTATGCCTATCAGGTGCTGAACAACCGCCCGCCCGAGGACGACTCCTACATCGAAGCAGCACAACTCTACGCCGAAGGCACCTTCACCTTCGACGCCGTGCCCACCAACACCGAGACGCTGACCATCGGGGCCAAGACCTACACCTGGAAAACCGTGCTGGCGGCGGCCAACGACATCCTGATCGGAGCAGACATCGCATCTTGTATCGTCAATGCGATTGCCGCGATCAACCACGGCACAGGCGAGGGCACTCTCTACGGCACCGGGACCGTGGCGAGCGTAGATGCTATAGCTTCGGTGTTCGTCACGCCACAGTTCCTCCTGCGAGCACTGTCTGTCGGGGTCGCGGGAAACACCGTTGCCACCACCGATACGATGGTGAACGGCTTCTTTCGAGCCACGACACTGACTGGGGGCCAGGATATACCCACGGACAGCACCTTCGCTTTGGAGCGGCTTCCTATCGACGTGACGGGGGTTCTTGGCGTCCAGATGACGACGCGGCACTACAAGACCGACGCCGGGGCTGCCACCATCCGCATCGACCTTGTGGGGCCTGCCGGGGCTGTAGCGGCAGGAACGCCAGTCGGGCCTGATCTGAACCCGGCGTGGGCACGGCAGGTCTTCGAGACGGACCCCGACACGTCAGGCAACCTCACCCCATCGACGCTGATCAGCGGCAAAATCAGGTTCAAGAGGACAGCGTGACCCGTGACCTCAGCCCGCACTCCCGTCAACTCGCTCCAAACGGTCCACAGCGGGCCGTCTGGGGCCATTGTGCGGGCCGCTTACGCTATTGCCCAGGTGGTGACGCAGAACCCTGCGGGGCGCGTCAGGGAGGCTCTGGCGTTCGCACAGGTGGTTCATGGTGGGGATGGGGGTGCTATGGCACGTGAAGCACACGGCACGTTGCAGGTGGTCTACACGACCGGGGTCGCCGACAACACGCGGCAGCGGGTGTGGACCTTCGATTTCGATGGCCACACCTTCTACGCTCTTGATCTCGGGGCGTCCGGGACGCTGGTGTTCGACCTGCTCTCCGGGCAGTGGTCGAAGTTCGAGACGGCTGGGTATGGCGGGCACTGGGACTTCAAGAACGGCTTCCACTGGCGTGACGGCAAGCTGGTCGTAGGGGGCAAGACTGGGGCAAGCATCATCCATGCCATGACTTCGACTTCTTTCTTGGACGAAGGCTGGCGGCCCGTCGAGCACGAGGCACGCGGGGTTTTGTTCGCCACGGGCACCGAATTTCACCGGCAGTATGCCCTACGCTTGGTCGGTTCGGCAGGGGGAACCACTGACGATATTGCGCCTGTGATGAAGATGCAGTTCTCCGACGATCAAGGGCAGTCATGGAGTGCAGAGCACTCTGTCGCGCTGACTGCCGACACACGGCAGCGCATTGAGTTCCGCTCGCTTGGGGCCTTCACCGCTCCGGGGCGCATCTTTCGGCTCTATGACGAAGGTGGTGTGAAATTCATCGCCTATGCCGAGGCGGATGTGGAGGGCGCAAGTGGCAGTCCCTCCGCTTAACCCACATGTCGCCATCGTTGATTCAGAGGGCCGCCCTACTCCGGCGTTCCTGCAATGGTGGCAGCAACAGCGCACCACCAACGATGAGATCACGCCGCTCGGGACATCCACCGAGGTCGGCGCGGTTCTGGACAAGATCGGCGCGGTCCAAGGGGATGTCCTCTATCGCGGCCCGTCCAACTGGAATGTTCTTGCCCCTGGCACCACAGGGCGTTTCCTCAAGACCAATGGTGCAGGGGTGGACCCGGAATGGGGAGTCGCAGCCGGGACGTTTTTGGCGCTGCTGGATACGCCGGGGAGCTATGCCGGGCAGGCCGGTCGTGGGGTGCGCGTCAACTTGGCCGAGAACGCCTTGGAATACACGCGGGTCATAACTTCGGTTACCAAAGTGCTCTTGCTTTCTGGCGATGCACAGTCGGGTGTCGATGCTGTTCTTCTCTCTGGCGACGCGCAATCCGGCGTGGACGTGATTCAACTATCTGGAGTTTGATATGGCCGACAAACAGATCACTGACCTGACTGCGGCTGCCGCGCTTGGCGGAACCGAAGTCATTCACGCTGTGCAAACAGGGAACAGCCGAAAGGTGACGGCGACGCAGATCGTTACTTTCGCCTTGAGCTCGCCCGCCCTGACGGGCGTCCCGTCTGCGCCGACCGCTGCGGCGGGGACGAACACAACGCAGGTGGCCACCACGGCCTTCGTGCAGAGCCAAGCGGGCGTGACGGAGACGCTGACGGGCAAGACCCTCACCTCGCCCGCCCTGACGGGCGTCCCGTCTGCGCCGACCGCTACGGCGGGGACGAACACGACGCAGGTGGCCACCACGGCCTTCGTGCAGAGCCAAGCGGGCGTGACGGAGACGCTGACGGGCAAGACCATCAGGCTCGCGGCGGGGACTGTTGGTGCCCCATCTCTGGTTCTGGATAGCGACACGACTACCGGGCTTTACCGCCCCACCACCAACCAGATCGGGCTGGCGGTAGGAGGGACGCAGCGGGCGCTGCTGTCGAGCACCACCTTGCAGGTCGATGTGGCACTGACTGGCACTGCCGTGGTGCAAAGCAGCGTGGACACGACAGCCGGGCGGCTGTTGCGCACGGGCCATGTCGGCACCGGTCTTGCGGCCTTTGCCACCTACAGCGGAACGCCAAACGCGATCATCCTAACTACGGGGGGCAGCCTCGCGTCGCTGCCGACCGGGCTGAAGTTGCGGTTCATCGCGACCGCCGCCAACACCGCCGCCGCCACGGTCGCGGTTGATGGATTGGCGGCCAAGTCGATCAAAACCGTGACCGGCGCGGCGCTGCCTCCGAACTATATCCGCACCGGCATGGTTACGGAAATGACCTATGACGGCACAAATTTTATCGCAGAACGGCAGATCGAGAACCGCTCAGTCGCCAATGGTGCTTATACCAAACTGGCCGATGGCACGAAGATCAAGCGGCTCCTTCCGAACGTAGTCAAGCGCCGCCGTGTTACAGATGCGCCATGGCTGATCAGCACAAGCGCGGCGGATAATCAGTGGTATGCGGTCTGCTGGTCGCCTGAGCT